TCTTCACCTTCTTCTTCACCTTCTTCTTCACCTTCCTTTTCATCTTCTTTTTCATCTTCTTCATCTTCTTCTTCTTCTTCTTCACCTTCTTCTTCTTTTTCATGTTCTTCTTCTTCTTCTTCTTTTTCATGTTCTTCTTCTTCTTCTTCACCTTCTTCTTCACCTTCTTGTTTTTTTCCTGTTTGTGTTTCAAGTAGATTATCTTTTTCCGATTTATTTTCGGTATTTTCTTCACGATTATCGTCATCATCATCATCATCATCATCATCATCATCATTATTATCATTATCATTATCATTATCATCATTATCATTATCATCATCATTATCATTATCATTATCATCATTATCATCATTATCATTATTATCCGAATCATTATCGGAATCATTATCCGATTGATTATTATTTTTTTTTAGTATTTTATTATTATTATCATCTTTATTCGCTTCTAATTTTACAATATTATTTGCATCGATATCTTCTTTATCAGATACAAATAATGTAATGTTATTTTTTTCTTTAGTCATTAGCTGATCCTTTAATGTAATATTTTCTTCTAGAATCTCTCTATATTGTTCTTCTAACTCTTTATATATTGGAATTTGTTTAATTAAATTATTAAGTGTATTATAATTATCCATAATCGTTATATCATTATTTAATTCTTTTAATAGTGGAATAAATGTTTTATTAATATTTTTTTTAAATTCATCTAGTAAATCAGTATTTAATCTATCAATTATATCTTTATATTTATTAGTATTTGCTGCTACAGAACTAAACATTGCTAATTAATATATTAATTGTTTTATTTTTAATATCATTTAAAAAATAATATATCAATAATATAATGGTTGAACAAGAAAAAATAATTGAAATAGTAATGAGACAAACATCATATTCATTTGACGAAGCAAAAAAATACTTAGATGAAAATAATAATGATTATATGAAAGTTATAAAAAAATCCTTAGGAATTGCTGAATCTAAAGTTGTAGAAAAATCTACAAGTATTAATCAACAAATATATAAAGAAATTAGAGGATTTATGGATAATGGATCTAAAAATTATATTAATACTATGAATCAATATAAAAAACAACAAGAAATAATATCGTTAATTAAAAAAGAACAACAAAAACAACAAAAACAACAAAAACAACAAAAACAACAAGAACAAAAGTTAGAAAAATTAGATGAAGATGAACAAGTTGAACAAGAACAATAAGATATAATAATTAGAACTTTATATATTTGGAATAAAGATACTACATAAATTACAATAAATTAAATTGTTTATTTAATATATCATTCTTAGATTTTTGGCATGTTCTTTGATTTAATGTATATTTATTGGAAGATGCTGCTTTAATTCCTTTATAATTTAATATATAATCATCGGTATCTTCATGTAGTTCGGGAAGAATTCTTATTAATGGTTTATCCATAACTAATAATAATCTTTCATTTTTTAATAGTTTTCTATATTCTTGTATAGATAAATTACCATAATATTTATCTAACATATAATAAGGTAATGGTGCAGGTTTAATATTTTTAGTATAAGAATAAATTTTACAATATAAATAATTTAATAAATTATATCTTTCAAAACGCGCGGTAGTATCAATACCTTCTTCATTCATTAAATATCCACAAGCGCATTCTGGACTACAAAAACAACCATAAACATAATAAAGATTATTTAATTCATATTTTGGTATATATATTGGATTATTATCAAATTCGTATGTACAATAAAAACAAGCAGATTTTTTATCACAAATACTATTTGTATGTAAAAAATTTGATAAATTATCTAATTTATGCCATATTGATTTCATCTCATCTTTAGCATTATTTTTACTATTTTCACTATTGTTATTATCATTATTGGTATTATCATTATTGGTATTATCATTATTGATATTATCATCATCATCATCATTTTCATCATTTATTTTTTTATTATCACTTGTACAATTAGTTGATGGTATATTGTCATCATATGATGTATAATTTAATTCATTTAATTTACTATCAGAAAATTTAAAAGTTTCTAATAAATCCGAAAAATTATATTTATTTATTTCATTTACGCAACATTTTAAATGTAATATAATATTCATTTTTGCTGGAGTAATAGTTTCATTATCTTGTTGACAAATAACAAATTTACCTCCTTTAGGTTTTCTACCTCTTTTTTTAGGTATTTTAATAGTATTTTCTAATTCATTTTGTTCATTTATATTATTCAGAACATTAGAATCAGTAATATTAGTAATTTCATTTGAAATGTCGGTCTTAATTTTTGGTTTGCGACCTCGTTTTTTTTTTTCAGTTGTTTTTTCCATTTTAAAATAGTTAATTATTTATAATTTAAATAGTTTTAATAATATAAATAATTAACTTTATCAAAGATATAGTTAAATATTAACACAATAATTATGATAAATATGACATTTAATATGAACTAATTATTAAGTATATTATAACAATTTCTACATACAGGAATATAATTATCGGAACCAATTACTTCTTGATTAGTTTCGCCAGTAACACGATAAGTATATAATGATTTATTATTACATTTGCTACATTTACCATACAATTTAATTAAACTGTCTGCGTGTGGTATTAAATCTAATAATTCACCAAACTTATCTCTTTTAAAATCTGAATCTAATCCGCAGAGAATAATATTTTTATTATGATTTTCAATTTGATTTAGAACCCAATATTTAAGATTTTGGAAAAATTGAGCTTCATTAATGAAGATATATTTTGCAGATATTAATAATTGTTTATCAGATTCAGAATGATATAGTTCATTTAAATTATTTATAGATATACAACTGATTTCTTGTCCATCATGACTAACAATTTTATTTTCACCATATCTAATATCTTTATCGTAGTTAATAGCTAATATAGTGTTGGTTGGTGAATTATAATGATAACAATTATAATTATTTTGAGTTGTTTTTTTTTCTTTATTATATAAATCAATAAGCATAGATGTTTTACCTGAAAACATAGGACCCATAATAATTTTTAAAAATCCCATAATAAATATATATAATTTTATATTTAATATCATTATCAATTTTATAATAAAGATTTATTTATTATATTATTAAATGACTATAGAAACATATATTCCATGGGTAGAAAAATATCGTCCAAAAAAATTTAATGATATAGTATTAGATAATAAAAACAAGATTATTTTAGATAATATAATAAAACAAAATTATTTTCCAAATCTTATTTTATATGGTCCACCTGGTACAGGTAAAACAACAACAATAATTAATTTAATTAATTTATATCAAAAAAAAAATAATCAAACAAATAAAGGATTAATGATACATTTAAATGCATCTGATGATCGTGGAGTAGATATTATAAGAAATCAAATAAATAGTTTTGTAAATTCAAGTGTATTATTTAATAAGGGTACTAAATTTATAATATTGGATGAAGTAGATTATATTACAAAAAATGCACAAGTTGCTTTAAAAAATCTTTTGCAAGAATATAGAATTAATGTAAGATTTTGTTTAATATGTAATTATATAAGTAAACTTGATGAATCTCTACAAAATGAATTTGTAAGGTTAAGATTTAACAAATTACCAGAAAAAGATATACTTAATTTTTTAAATAAAATAAATGAAACCGAAAAATTAAATTTAACAAATAGTCAAATGGAATCTATACAAATAAATTTTCAGTCAGATATTCGCAGTATGATAAATTATATGCAATCAAATCAATTAGCAATTACTAATACAAAAGTATTAAATAACGATATATTTAATCAAATAACTAATTTATTTAGTTGTGATAATCATAATAAATTTTATGATAAATTATATAATCTATCTATAATATATAATATTGATATAAAAAACTTATTAAAAAATTATTTTAATTTTTTAATTAAAATAAAATCTCCTATTATTAATCATAAAACATTAAATGTATTTGAATATATAATGCATAATCCAGAAATAAATATAATACATCAAATATCTTATATTTTTTATTCATTAAAAAAAATAATATCATTATAATTTTCTAGTCTCTGTTTTAATCTATTTTTCCATATATTTGGTGGAGACATTTTACTAGGATTAAAATTATTACAATTCAAAGAATATTCATCAATATTATTATTTTTTTGTTTCATAGATAGTGGTATTGATATTGGTGCGGATTTTGGTAGTTGAATAGTAATAGTTTCTTTATTATTATTATTATTATTATTATTAGTATTATTAGTATTATTACTATTAATTGGATTAGAATTATTTATATATGTTGAAGACAACATTTATAAATATAATTAGAAAAGAATTGAAACAGATTTATTTAAAGAAATATATTTATAATAATATATTATGCAAGAAATGAATATAAAAGAAGATAAATATGATATTGATGATGCTTGGGAAACCTTCCTAGATAAGGGTAATATTCAAGATCTAAATATTGAAAAAAAATTATCAAAAAATGCGCCTAAAGGAACCGATTTATATATCTCAACTAAAACATTAATAGGATTTTTATCCCATCCAATTGATTTATTTAATGTATTTTGGAAAATTAATATACAACCATATCATATACCGAAAGAAGGTATTATAAAAAAACAAATGAAATTTAATTCTACAAATGAACAATCATTAGAAATAATTTTTGATAAATTAAAACATATAGAAAATGTTAATCAAGAAATTATTACTCGAATTATTAATCCTGATGGTCGCATAAAATTTAAAGATATTCGTAAAATAAGTATTGGTTTGTCCAATAAAGATATAATTAATAGTAGATCTAAAAAAAAAAGTGCATTTTATAATTGTTTTGTTATAATTATTAGACTTTTTGAAAAAGATATATTTAAAGAAATTCATGTTAAAGTATTTAATACTGGTAAATTAGAAATTCCAGGAATACGATGTAATAAATTATTAATACGAATTATGGATTATATTGTAGAATTTTTGAGACCTATTACAGAAAATAATGACCTAACTTATGATTTAAATAAATGTGAAACTGTTTTAATTAATTCAAATTTTAATTGTGGATATTATATAAATAGAGATAAATTGCTTGATATTTTAAAATATAAATATAAAATTAATAGTATGTTCGATTCATGTCAATATCCAGGTATTCAATGTAAATATTATATTGATGATACTATTGATGATACTATTGATGATACTATTGATGATACTATTGATGATACTATTGATGATACTATTGATAAAAAAATTACATATAAATTGTCATTTATGATATTCAGAACCGGTAGTGTATTAATTGTTGGTAAATGTGATGATACTATATTACATAAGGTATATAATTTTATTAAAAATATATTAATTGATGAATATTCAAATATATATATAGAAAATAATGAATCTAATAAAGATAAAAAATTAACTAAAAAAATAAAAACTAGATTTATAGGAGTAAGAAAATAAAATGATATTATCCTATTATATTAATTAGATTATTTATATATTTAATAGGTGATATAGTGTCATATGTGTCTTCGTCAATTAAATATTGTTTTAAATTTTTTAAATCTATTATATTTTTTTTCTTTAATTTTTTAACAAAAATATCTAAATATTCAAGAATGGATTCTTTTTTAAAATAATTTGAAAATAATAATATAGCTTCTAATTTTAATCTTAAATTAGATGTATTTTCTTCGATATATATTTTTATTATTTTTTGCATTATATGATAAAGATCCGTATTTATATATTTTATTACATCAATTATTTTATAATTACATATTAATTTTTCCAATATATTATTGTATATTTTAATAAATAAATCTATATTTGATATTATTATATTTGCTTCTGGATTATTTGTAAAATCTTTTCTAATATCATTATTTATTTCAAAAATAGTTTTTTTATAAACAAATAAAGACGCATCTTTTGAACTTAATTGTAAAAAACTATGATTATTATCTCCTATTTGTCCCATAAATTCAATATAATAAACATATGCTTTTTGACAATTATAATATACTATATCTAAATTTTTAGTATATATTAATAATATTTTAAATACATGATTTAATGTATTTATACCTTTTTGAATTATATATGTATAATATTGATTATTTTGAATGGAAATATTATCTAATGATAGTTTTAAATATTCATTTATTACAGTCATATATTTTGTAAATATAGTTATAAAAGTATCCTGAAAATTTTTATTGTAATTTTCTATATTTATTATAGAATTATTGGATATTTGTGCCATAAATTATTATTATATTTAAATTATTATAATATTTATTTAAATTATTATAATATAAAGCGTATTTTTTTGCTTATAATATAAATGACCGAAACCGGTAGTTATAAATTACCCCCAAGCGCATTATGGGAACATATATCTAAAATAGCCATAGTTGAAGATAAACCAATTATGTTAGATTATTGGACAGATTCTTTAGAAAAAAAAGTATTAATAGGTGTAAAAAAAGATTCTGGTGAAAAGTTCTTAGTAAAAAATGCAGAAGAATATACCAGCCCTGTTGCTAAAATATATAAAGTAAGTGAATGTTATATTATTTGTACTGAAAATTCAATCTATGTTGTATCTTCTGATATACCAACAAAACATATTAATAATTAATTTTGTGCAAATTGTACTGTATATGTTCGCGCCATTTTAATAAATTCCTCTTTATTTTTCATATATAGATTTGCTATATCTATCATTAATGGATCATCTGGATTTTGATCATCCATTAATGAACATATACTCAATAAAATTTTACTTATTGTTAATGCTGGACTCCATTGTTCCTTTAAAATATCTAAACATATATTTCCATTATTATTAATATTACAATGATATATTTTTGTAATAAATTTAACTTTTGGTGGTTTAAATGGATAATCCTGTGGAAATAAAATTTGTAAATAAAATACACCATTTTCATATGGACTTCCTTCAGGACCTAATATTGTTGCTTGCCAATGATATATATCATCAGAAACCATATTTGCAGAACAATTGGTTGGAGGATATGTTTCTAATTCTTTTAATTCATTTTTTAATCTATTAACAGTGCTCATTATATTATTTATATAAATGAATCTTTATACTTTTATAATATTTATTATAACCTATTTACATTTATAGATAATTTAATATTATATTATAATGTATATTATAATAGTATTATTTATACAAACATTAAACTATATAAATAATATAAGTTGTACTGGTTGCATAAAAATATAATATATTTTTGTGATATATGTAATTATAATAATACAATATATAAAACATCATACTGTTCGTTATGTTATAATACATATCCATGTAAATTGGATACTAATTGTTATAATTGTTATAATTGTTCTTATAATTATTACAAAATGCTAATATAATATTATTATATTATTATTATATTATATTATATTATATTAAAATTTATGGATTGTCCTATTTGTTTTAATGTTATAACAAATAGTTGTGTTGGTTCGTGTTGTCATCATTTTTGTAAAAATTGTTTAATTGATTGGTGTAAACATGGTGGAACACAATGTCCAATATGTAAAACTACTATTTCAGAAATTAAATTTGATTCAGAGTTTGATTATATTAATTTATTAATTCAATCCAAAAATAACTCCAATATTTACGATATTTCTAATAATTATTCTTATATAATTGATTTAAAAGAAAACGATAAGGCAGGAATAACATTAAAAAATAATTATATAAATTTCTCTCGAGGACCAGGTGTTAAAATATCAAAGCTTGATAAAAAATGTAAATTTTTTAATTCTGGATTAAGAAAAAATAATGTTATTATTAGTATTAATAATATTCCATGTATAAATCACAAACAATCTATCGATATTATTAATAGATGTCTTTTATCTGGTAAACAAATTAAAATTAATTTATTATAAGTATATTATAAAGATAATATAAATATAATTATATTATCTTTATAATGAATATAGATTTTGTTGATGTATGCTGTGGATTGGCATGGGGTGATGAAGCTAAAGGTAAAATTGTTTCTAGTTTAGCCAAAACCGGCAATTATAATTATGTATGCAGATGGTCCGGTGGTAATAATGCCGGACATACTATATATATAAATAATATTAAATATAAAACACACTTAATTCCAAGTGGAATATTTTATAATATTAAATCAATTATTGGACCAGACTGTGTAATAAATATAGAAGCTTTTTTTGAAGAAATTAAATATTTAAAAAATTCTGGTTTCAATACTGATTTAATAAAAATTTCTCCAAAAGCACATATTATCCATAATAAACATATTGAAATAGATAAAAAAGAATTAAATAATAAACAAGGCACTACAGCCAAAGGTATAGCTCCTTGCTATAGTGATAAATATATGCGAGTAGGGAAACAAGTAAAAGATGAAGAAATATTCAAATCATATATATGGGATGAAGTATTAACTGGTAAAATTTTATGTGAAGGTGCTCAAGGATTTTGGTTAGATATAAATCAAGGAAATTATCCATATGTTACATCTAGTAATACATTACCATATGCAGCTTGCAGTTTAGGATTTCCACCAAAATTAATAAGAAAAATATATGGAGCAATTAAAATATATGATACTAGATCTGGAATTGATCCTGTATTTCCAGAAAAATTATTAGAAAATGAAGAATTATTAGAGATAATTAATAAAGGAGAAGAATTTGGAACAACAACCGGAAGAATGAGAAAAGTTAATTGGTTAAATTTAGATAAGGTTATTACTGCAATTAATATTTCTGGAACAACAGATTTAATTATATCAAAAGTCGATATATTAAAAAATAATAAATATTTTAAATTATATCATAATAATATTTTAAAAGAATTTTCTAATTTAAATAAATTAATATTATATATTGAAAATACAATATATACATTTTGTAAATCTAGTATTGAAACTATTACATTTTCAGATAATCCACATAATATTATAAATATAAAAAATATTACTACTTAGAGTAATTATTAATTCTTATAATATTTTCTCTAATTCTTTTATTTGTTCAGAGGAAAATTTATCCGGATATATAACATTAAATTCTATTATCATATTACCTTTCATATTATCTCTTATCATACCAAGTTCTGGTATTATTTTTTTAAAATTCGGCGGTATAATATTACCAGCTTCATTATTAATTTTAAATTCACGACCATCAATATATGGTAAATCAAACGAAAATCCACAGAACGATTCTTTCAATGTAATTGATTTTTTAAATATTAAATCGATTCCATCCCTTTCAAATACATTACTCTTACTAATTAATACTTTTATTTTTATATCACCTTTATTTGAATTACTTATTATATTTCCTTTGTTTTCTAACGTGATTATTTCATTATTATCTATACCTTTAAATATATCAATATATATAGTTTCGGTTTCTTCATATTTTTTATCATCTTCTATAACCCATCTTGTTATATCTATTGGTAGTTTACAACCATTATATGCTTGTATAATATTTATATTTATTATTTTTGATATTGTAGCAGGTTTCGATTTATATTCATGTTGTGAAAATCCATTCATAATATTTGAAATATTTGAAATATTACCTTCTGAAAATATATGTTTATTTGATCCATTATTATTCAAAAATATTGATTCCAAATTAATATTACTCATTAAATTATTTAATATATTTTGCATATTATTATCAAAATCAACTATATTATTTATACTTAAAGAATCATAATTTTTACGTTCAAGTTCATCACTTAATATTTTATATGCTTCAGTAATTACTTTGAATTTATTAGTTTTTTCTATATTACCATTATGTCTATCCGGGTGATTTTCTAATGAAAGTTTTCGATATGCTTTTTTTATTTCCTCATTAGAAGCATTTGATGATACGCCTAATATAGAATAATATGAATTATTCATACTATTTGATTTCATAGATTTTTCACCATACATATTTGGTAAGTTTCTTAAATTTGGGAAATTTCCAAGATTCGGGATATTATACATATTTTATAATAAGATAATATACATAAACTTAAATACTTATTACTAATATAATATTAATAATATTATATTAATTATGAATCAACCATTTATTCATCGATATAAACCTACTAAGTTGAAAGATTTTCATTTTGATAAACAATTAATCGAATTAATAGAAACATTTATTAAAATCGATAATTTAAATATTTTATTAACTGGCAACTCTGGATGTGGTAAAACATCACTTATTAACTGTATAATAAAAGAATATTATGGAGAGAATTATAATCCTTTTAATATTCTTACAATTAATTCATTAAAAGATCAAGGTATTTCATATTATAGAACTGAAGTAAAAATATTTTGTCAAACACAATCTCTTATTCCAAATAAAAAAAAATTTATTGTATTAGATGATATTGATAATATTAATGAGCAAAGTCAACAAGTATTTCGTAATTGTATTGATAAATATAGTAAAAATATACATTTTTTGGCATCTTGTTGTAATCCACTTAAAGTTATTGATAGTTTTCAATCACGAATATTTATAATTAAAATTAATCCCATACAAATTAATAATTTAGAAAACATATTTATTAATATAAAAGAAAAAGAAAAAATTAATATTACTGATGAAGCAAAAAAATTTATATTATTAATATCAAATTATTCTATTTCAACATTAATTAATTATTTAGAAAAATTTAAATTAATTAATAATGTTATAACATATAATATTGCGTTAGATGTATGTACAAATATTCCATTTGATAAACTAGAAAAATATACTATTTTTTGCAAAAATAAAGATAATTTAAATGAAGCAATAGAATCAATATATTCTATACATAATCTTGGTTATTCGGTTATTGATATTTTAGATAATTATTTTATATTTTTGAAAATAACAACTATATTAACCGAAAATCAAAAATTTTTAATAATTAAATTAATTACTAAATATATTACTATTTTTTATAATATACATGAAGACATTATTGAATTATCATTATTTACAAACAACTTGATTGAAATTTTATCTAACCAACTTTAAAATTTATATCAAACATTATATAATATTTTATATATTATATAATATGATCTCTCAAATATTTTTAAAATCTGTACCACAAAATATATTATTTGAACTATTAGATAAAATCTGTATTAAAAATAATAAATACTATATTATAAATAAAATGGCATATAGAAAGGGAGAATATTTACAATTACTTGAAGCATTTTATCAACAATTAAAATCATATTATCATATTTCTAAACAATTTTATATTACTCGTAAACAAAATTATTCATCATTTATTACAATAGTACGACAAATATGTAAAATTAATAATATAAATTACTCTTCATCCATTATTTATAATAAATCTACTTATGATATAATATATAATATTTATTATGAAATATAATTATGCGCTTTCCAATAACTTTTTACCAATAATTGTATCACTTTCAAGAACTTGATATGGAGACATTCTTACAAACCACTGGAATGAAGTTCTATGTATTAATTCGTTCCATGGTACATATAGCCCTATCACATCCTTGTGTAAATCTATATCTGTCGATCCTACTAATTCTTCAACTAATACCGGACTTCCACACATTTTTTTTGTTCCTAAATAGTGTCCATTTATATTATTTATTAGTTCATTATTTACCATATTATCAAGCCATAAATTTGATTTTCCTAAGAAATCCGCTTCCGCTACAAAATCTGTCGAATTTAATTCTTCTAAAAATTTAATATATTCTTTCATTTCATCATTATTTGCTTTACAACCCATTACTTTTGTTGATGGAAGATAACTACTTGACATATATGTTGCCGATGATGTATTATTGGGAAATTCACCAACAAACATTTTATTTTCATTAATATTAGCATTATATAACGATCTAAGCGACTTAAAACAAATAAATGATGATGGTACAAACATACCTCCATAAATATTTAATATATTAGACAAGGCTAATTCTCTAATATGTGTTCTAATTGGATTAGCTATAGTTTTTAAATCTACACACCAATTTGGTATTATTTTCTTGAATGATTCATCATCTATTAAATGAATACTAAAATCATCACTACATTTATCAATTATAGACTTTATTGTTAAATATTGATATGGTTGATTGAAATCTTTTGTATTTCTTGATTTAAAACTTAACCAATGACGCGAATTTACTTCTGGAATAATTGTATCATCATTATGTAAATGTATCCATAATAATGGTTTACTATTGCTTCCTAAAGAATTCTTATTTAGTAAATATTTATTAACCATTTTATAATAATAATCCGTTGTATTCGTATCCTCATCTAATTTTAATTTTTTGTAAAAATATGCTAATCCAAATAATATTATAAAAAAAGAAACATATTTTGTAGTAGTATCTAATTTCATATTAATATATATATATAAACTTTTAAAAAAGTTTAATCAAAATAAACTTTAAAAAGAACTAATCTTCTCTATTATATTTACCTACTGAATATTAAATATAATACTAAATTATCTTTTATTTTAATAATCTCAAACTATTCCACCAACTTTGATTTGCTTTTTCCATTTCTTCCTCTTGTTTCGCCATTTTATATGCTGCTTTAATATTCTTTTCATCATCTATTTTATTTTTATTATTCAAATAATTATTTGATTCATTTTGTGATAAAGGTTTATTATTTATTCGTTCAGAATCTCTATGAATTCTTAAACTTTCCACATTATTAAATTTCTGTTTATTAATATAATCATTTTGACATACTGGAACCAGCGTTTCTGTATGTGCCTTTTTTAAATCATCATATTGAAGCTTACTAAATAACCCTGAAGAATATGATTCTGGTGCTGTTCCATCCAATTCTTGATATCTATTTAAATTTCTATTATTATTTATTTCTTGTATATCATCTCTCTTCACTAAAGCCGACATTTTCTCCTTTTTTTGATTTATTTTTTGATGCATCATATTATATGTTGTTTCTTCATTATCAATATCTTCATCACCTTTAAACCAATCACCATATCCCGTTTTTCTCTCTTCATCTATAATATTAATTTTCTCAAATGTATCATTAAACCATTTATGAAAATATCTTTTATCTTTTTTCATCAAATTTTCTACTAGTTCTTGCTTTCCTTTATCATCATCTGTTTCTGCTAAATAGTCTATTTTTGAATTATCACGATTTAAACATTCCTGTTTTTTATTTCTAAAATCATATATATTTTTTATTATACGAAATGCTTTGCTATAAAAAAGAAAATATTCTTTTTGTAAGCCACATTTATCTGGATGCACTTGTAAAACCATTTTTTTTGCAGATTTAAGATCATTTATATTAAAATTATATTCCAAATTAAATAATTTTAATAAATCGGATAAATCATAATTATCTAAATTTAAATCTATTTCCATTAATATATAAACAAGTTTAAAAGTTTAAATTATATTTTATTTATATTCATATATATATATGAGTACAGATTTTGATGATCTTCACAAATTATTCGATTTACAAGACCCAGATGGTTCAAAATTATTAACCCCTTCTACCTTTGACCCTAGCGAGTATATCGGCGTTCCTGTATTAAATAACCAATCTATGAATGATTTCTACTCATTATTAATAAATGAAGATGAACTTTTAAAATTTGAAGATGCAAAACCATTTTTGCCCACACGAGATCCGCGCTTGCCGGAGGCGGCAACAGAGCCGGAGGCAGCAACAGAGCCGGAGGTAGCAGCAGAGCCGGAGGCGGCAGCATCATCCTTCGATAAAACAAAAATAATGGTTAGTACTTTAATTAATGTTATAAATAAAAAATATTCTGATAAAACAGAATCTAATAAGATAAAAGAGTTTTTATATGTCTTCTCTAAGCCTAATGATGTTGCGATAAGTATATCACAAGCAACAAAAATATTACATAATCTTGCGAATAATATTCCTATTCCAGAAATTAGCCCAGACGCTGCATCTGTTCATCTTGCCACAAAAGCAGCATATGATCCTGCCACAAAAGAAGATTTGAAGTTATTATATACAATACATTCTAGACCAACCAGGGCTTCATTAGATAGTTTAGTAGCAAATAAAACGGAATTATTACCAAATATGATTCCATGGACTGTTTCGAATGAATTAAATGAACAATATTATCAGTATTATGATCCCAATCCCGAACATAAGAGGGAAATTGAAATTTTATCAACCATTCTTCCCACGCTATATATAACTATACAGAATTTTATATTATATATTAATCATAAAGAATCGTGGGATTCAGATACTCTTCACGAACCCACAACCGATTCAGAAAAACTATTTTTTGATATTTTTGAATTTTATAGTAAATGGAAAAATCATTTAGACGAAATTAATAAAAAAAAACCTACGATAAATAAAAATTTTTCTAATATTTGGAATGAAACTAATGCTTATAAATTGGAATTTTTAAATAATATGTTTCGGATTCATGTAGCGGATGCGGCGCATGATTGGGGGGAACAGTTGATCAAACTTAACCCGCCACCAAATTCATTGCCGCACAACCCAGGCGATCTAGATTATCAAGAAATATTTAAAGATACTATCGAACATGTGAAAACTATATCACATAAAGCAAATCAAAAAAAATGCGAGGAATATGTTAATTCGTGTGGTAATGAAAATCTAAATATAATTAATAAAGTAAATGATGCACCTGTATTTATTGATAATACAAATAAAAGTACAAAAGTTTCTAGATTTCCAAAACAAAATCTTGTTGATATTATAAATATCCACAAATTAAACGAACTTGGTATACAATCATTAAATATAGAATCTGATAATATTGGAATTATAAAACATACTATGGCTCAATTTGATGACTATACTATAAATGCTGGTAAATATTTGGATGCTGCACCATTAGGAATTAATAAAAAATATTTAACTCATATACAAGAAAAACCTATGCCTATTATAGTTAATATAATAGACCAAAAGGAAAATATAATAGATCATACATTAAATATTGCAGAGAAATCTAAGATAAAATGCGAGTTGTATAATATAAATTCTGCTAATTTTAATACATTTGTTAATAATATATTCTTAGGTGGATTATTAAATGGTCATTTACATATAGAAACCATTCTTGTGAATGATAAAATTAATACTATATTATTTTTAAAATTAAATAATCAGACTGATCCTGATTTGAAGGAATTATATATTTGTTTTAAATGTGATAGCAGCAATAAGTTATCTTTAAATAAATTAGCACATATGATTGGATTACCGCAAATTCGTGGTAAATTAAACGAAAAACTAGAGAATCCAGATGGGGATGCTAAAGAATCATATGATATTGATTATGAGATATTTTATTATAATAATACCGAACCAATCAATTATAAATTATATCTTGAACATATAAAAGATGGTTCTAAATTAAAAAATAAAACAACTTTTAAATTTTCGCCTATTAATAAGTTATACATAATGTTTATGAAAACTTTAACTGATTCAATCCAAATTTATTATATGATAATGCTTAAAAAAGAGTTTGAATCGAGTGATGACCCTAGAGCACAAAAACTTGCAAATAAAAGTGCTATGATAATATATGATTTAACTTGTGCTGATTATGCAAGAAGTATGGGACTACCTGTAATAATAACTAGAAATAAATCAATTGATATTGTTATTCCATATATTTATCAAGCAGAAATGACACCCACAGAATATAAGAATAAATGTAAAATTTTATCATATTTTAAAAATGAATTTTTTGTAAATAATTTAATAATACCAACAATACAGTCTATATACTATAAAATTGCATATATTTTTAAAAATATTATAGAATATTCACCTAACTCTTATTATTACTTTGCCGCCCTGGAATGTTATAAAATATTAAATCATGAACTGAACTTAGGCGAAATAGCTATTCTAAGCTTACATAATAAAGTAGGATTGGTTAGTGATGAAAACCCACTATCAATAGAATTAATATCTATCATGGATAATACGTTAGAAAAAACTATTAGAAATTTATCTCATATTACAAACATTTTAGATACATTTGATCGGATGGCTTTCAAATTTTATACATTAGAAAATTATTGTAATGAAGTATTAAATTTGGTGGGACACGTACACCAATCGAAAGATTCTGACGAAGGGCGACGAAATTTAACTAATCCCGATTATAAACCATTATTAAATGATATAGAAACTCAATTAGCTAATATTTTTCCGCACCTAAATCCCGAGAATTTATTAAATTTATCTCTAAGATTTTTTGCAATTATGATAATATATTTTAATCGAAAACCCGCTATTATGAGTAAAATGGAAAAATCATTTCCGTTCAAGGAAGATGCACTATCACAAGAAGAACAAGATAATAAAAAAAAAATTACTGAAATTATAAAAAATTATAATCAGTTTGATGGAATACTGAAAAAGCATTTTCATACTCAAGCTGAAATAATACCACCATATATTACATATTATTTTAGATATAATATACCATTTCAAATAAAAATAGAATGGGCTAAGACCGAATCTTTATTAAAGACAAAATTTACTGAAGTTCTTGAAAGACATCCGATCGAGGGTGGAGGTGGCATGAAACTAAAACGAAAACGAAATGTAACCTACAAGAAAAGAAAAGTAAAAAAAAATACTAGAAATAATAATAGAAAAACTATCGGAAAAAATAAGCGAAAAACCATAAAAAAAAGGAAAAAACATAAAACCAAATACAAAAAATAAATAAACTTTTATAAACTTTTAAGAAAAGTTTATTTTATTTTAGTCTTGTTTGTGCAAAAAACTGTCTTATATCATTTTCATTAGACCCTGAAATTGATATATCCGGTATATACCAATAATCCATATCTCTCTTTTTTTTACAATTAAACCCATATAATGTCGGCACTCCTCTTATCATTTTTTTTGATTTTAATGCCGAATATAATTCTACATTATTATTATTATCAATATCAATATCAAAACAAATTGTATTATCTGGTGTTTGTCTAAATAATTCATTACATAATACTTTTATTTTTTGACATGGTTTACACCATGTTGCACCAAATTTTATTAATATTACCTCAATATCTGGTTTTTTTTTATAATTATTATCTAATAAAAGTTTTAAATGATCAACTGTTAATTCTGAATAAATTGTTTTACTCATATCTTTTAATATATATAAATTTATCTTTTAATTAAAGATTAATTAAATTAATTAATATATTTATATGATTGATACATATATTATTAATTTACAGGAAGAAATTCAAAATTATAATAATGTAAAAAATTTACTACTTAAAAAAAATTTTAAAAATATATATCGATTTAATGCAATATATGGAAAAAAAATAGATAATCTGGATTATTATGATAAATATTTATATAAATTTTTTAAATATCTTGGTCCATATGGTGCAATAGGTAGCGCTTTATCTCATTATATACTTTTGGAAACAATTTATAATAATACATTAAAACATAATAATAAAGATTTATTAAATAATTATGTTTTAATATTAGAAGATGATATTATACCGAATTATGATTATAAATATTTAAAAAAAGTTATAAAAAATATTCCTATAGATTGTGATATTTTAATATTACATAGTTTTGAACAATTTTTATTTTATAAAAATAAAATTAATGAAGAATATATATTGAAAAATAAATTAATGCTTGCATCCCCTTGTTGCTCATATCTTATTAAAATTAATTCTATACCAAAAATTTTATCGAGAAAAATTTGGTCATACTTTGATGCAATGCATTTTAACATAAATTTCTTTTATAATAATACAAATATTTATGTATATAAAAAACAGTTATTTGATACAAATTATAATATTTCTCATAATTTAAAAAATAATATTATTTATAAATTATTAAATAAAATTTTTGATTATTTAAATATCCCTAATATTTTATTTTTTTTTTTATTTAAAATTTTTAAAATTCCTATTTTAAACTATGAATTAAATTCAATTGATAGTATTATTTTAACAAATATTGTTATCATCATTTTTATCATTATATCTAGATTTAAAACCTGATATGTGTATTTTATAAAATTCTGATTTATAAATTCTATATATATAATATAAAATTATAATAATACTTCCAATTGCTATTAGAAAATCAACAATAAATCGAGTAGGTTCTTTATTTAATAATAAAATAATAAGAGTAATTGGACCAAACCAACTCTTATTATCAAAATATAATCGTTCTAATCTGGTTAAAATACATCCATTCGGTCCAAAATATTTATTTACAGAAACATGCAATATACCCAAAATAATTACAATTCCTATTGTAAAAATATTTACCGGAATAAGAACATATAATGAAATTAATGTTATAATGCCAATTATATGTATTATTAAAAATATATTTCCAATTTTATTATGATCTTTTGTATAATTATACATAAAGTTATTAAAAAAATTACTGAATTTTAATAATCTTTTAGTTTTTGTTTCTTTACTATAATCACAATATTCTTGTAAGAATGTCAAAATATTATAGTATAAATCAGATAAAACATTGTAAATATTCATACAATAATATAATATTTATATTGTTAATATAATACTAATATTATTAATATTATATTATTTACTTGTAATCAATCCATCTAAAGTATCTATATCAATATCTGGCAAAACTATATGCGATTCCCAGAAATATTTACAATATGCCCATATTATTTCATAATCTAATCTATACCATTCTTTATGATTAACTATTAATTCTTCATAAATTTTTATTGGTAATAAATCTAAACTATTTCGTGGCAAAACATATGCTAATTGAACAAATGGTTTTACAGGACATTCTTTTTTTAATTCTATAAATTCTGTATCAAAATATGGCACATATTTTATTAGATCTTCTAAAAGAGGTGGATATTTATAATTATATTTCCATTTCCAATCTGGACAATCTTTAGTATAATATTTATAATTCCAATCTAAACCTTCCAAATAATTTATACATATTTGCTTTCGGCGTTCATCATTTATTTCTATACCAAATAATTCACTATAATATCTTTCTTGCCAACCATGTTCTCCAATATTAATATATTTTTCAACAACTCTATCATATATTGGACAAGCCATAAGCTTTTCCTCTTCACTCTTAAATCTACCCATATTATTTAAAGTTTTTTTCTCAAATATTTCTCGTTGTTTCATTTCTTTTATACAATAATTTTCTTCATTTTTTGCCAATTCTTCAATTAATTTTCTTACATTTTTCCAATAAATTTTTTCTTCATCAACTAGAACATTATTTGTATTGCCAAATAAATTATCATATGTTTCCAAAAGAATATTTATCCCACCTGTTCTAATATTTAATGCCGGAAAATGTGGCATAAAATCATTTCCTAAAAAAAATCCTAAAAATATATAATCATTAATATATCCAGATATTGATTTATTACACTTCTGAACGTTTGATTTTATTTTACTAGAATTACTCATTGTATCTTTTAATTTTTCACCTAATTCATATATATCAAGTACATAATGTTGTTCAGGTACCAAATTACTATTAATAGAAGTTATAAATTGAGGCGTCTCTCGAAATAAATATAAATTATCGCTAATTTGTAAATGCACCAGTGTTAGCATAATTAAATCAGCATCTAATCCATATATAATTGTATTTGTATCTTTATGATATTCTTTATTATTTCTTATATATTTATAAATTTTATGTTCTCCCTCTCCATGATCATTACTACCTGATATTATAATTTCTAATTTACTTTGTTTTTTATATTTATTATTAAAATAATTAGAAACACCTTTATATAAATTATCCATAAATTTTGTTCCTGGAGTAATTGCCGTAGAATCCCATTTTTTTTCTTGATTGTTTATTTTATTTTGTTCAACCAGTTTTAAATTTATTTGATTATTAACATACCAGGTTTTATACCGTCGGTTCCTTTGTTGTTCTAATTTTGCTACAGGAGCTACACCATCAAAAGCAATTAATACTTTATTTATTGGATTTATTAAATTTATATAATAAAATATTTTTTCGCAAACCCACGATATTAATTTATGCTCAAAGATTTCATTATTATTTTTGTATTCAATTTCTCGAATACCATCATATATAATAGAATTACTATCAATATATAGATTATGTATAGTAATATCTTTTCTTTGAAACTTTTTTATAATAGAACCGTGGGTTTTTACTATATGAACAAAATAACTGGGTATACCCATTATTAAATAATATGTATTAATATTTTTAAGTACATATATAAACTGTTATTTATTATATATAATAAATAACATATATTTATCGTGTGTAATAATATTATAGTTTATTATAATATTTTATAATAAACTATAATATTTATATAATCTTTAGTAAAAATAACATAAAATATATATTTTATAATATATATTTTATAATATATGAAATATCAAGAAAAAATAGTAAGCTTGCAAAAGATAATACATAAAACAATATTATCTTCACAAAAATACAAATTATATGATATATTTGGTGCGAATGAATTAAACTTTTGTATTACAAATTTAGATAATATATATAATAATTTAACATTATTAAATAATGAAAATGATAACACTATAAAAATTCAATTACCATTAATTATATCAGAATTATTAGTTGTTTTCAAAAATTTCGGTACCGATTCATTAAATGATTTAATTATTTTATTGATCAGTGACGATTATATTAAAGATAATATTTATAATACACATTTAAATGATAAATTAGTAGTACTTGAATCTTTTGCACATCCTATTAGTTTTAAATCTATGAATTGGAAAAATGATATCAATAATTCAAATAAAAAAATATTACAAAAAAATAAAATTGTTGAAGATATTACTATCGCCGAAAATGCTGAAAATTTAGATTGTTATGACTTAGCACGTACAAGTAAATCTTTTCAAACTAGAGTATATGGAATTAAAATCGCATTACATGATTATAAAAATAAGAAAACCTATATTATAGCATGTATTGTAGATGACATATTATTATCTTGTTCAAATTTTTCATTTTTAAAAAATAAATTAAATTTATTAAATGAAAAATTACCTAATGATACAGATTTTAATATAGAACACTGGAAACGTTATGTATCTAGTTTAACATTAAAAGAATTATTAGTATATAATAATTCTGAACTATATATTAAGTTTCAAGGAATAATTAATCAATTGTATTTAATTAAACAAAAAACTATTTCTCAAGTAGTTAAAGAATTTATAAATAATGAATTATATGGACAACGTACTATATTAATTCAATTATTAATTAAATCTAATGAAAATGAATTTCAATATTTAGCATATCTTTTATATGATTTATTATCAAATGAAAATAATGCTAATATCGATACATTAGAACAAACTGTTCTTTATGATAGTCTCCCTTGGAATATAAAAAAATATTTTAAAAACGCTATGAAACAAACAATTCAATACACAAATGAATTATATAATTTTGATAATAATAAGATTCCACTCGAACAACAAATCTGTTTAATTAAAGCACCCGATAATGTTAAAGAAAAAGCTATTTTGAAATTAAAAGAAATAAAATCTAAATCCGAAGATTCCGGAACTAAAGCCAGACAATATCTTGATGGATTATTGAAAATTCCTTTTGGAATTGTTAAAGAAGAACACATTTTAACTATTATAAATGAAATACATGTTATATTTAAAAATATTCTCACTAAAATAACAACTAATACATTATATAAATCTGATATTGATATTGAAATCAAAGATAAATATATTATTATTGAATTATCAAATTATACAAATGATATTGAAAAAAAATATATTTCTAAAATTATATCCGATGCTATTGATAATCTAATTAAAAATATTAATTATTTAAAAAAAGATAATATTATTAACATACATAATCATATTAATTATTTAATAAAATCAAATAATTTAAAATATAAAAAATTAATATATGCCGGCAAAACTATTATGAAATTAAAAAATAATATAGCCGATTTTATAAAATCTGAAATAAATAATCATATTATAATTAATAGTATTTATACAACTTTTGATTCTATTTTATCTTGTAATAATCATGTCGAATATGTTATTAATTTACTTAATGACATTGACTTAATTCGAAAAAGCATTAATCTAGTTTCTAATTATATGGAATCAGTTAATACTACATTAAATTCTGCTGTTTATGGACATAATAATGCTAAACGCCAAATTGAACGCATTATTGGTCAATGGATTAATGGCGAAAAAAATGGTTACTGTTTTGGCTTTGAAGGTCCTCCCGGTGTAGGTAAAACGACTGTAGCAAAAAAAGGCATCGCTCAATGTTTAAAAGACTCTAATGGCGATGTTAGACCATTCGCTTTTATTGCTGTTGGTGGTTCAGCTAATGGCAGCACACTTGAAGGTCATAGTTATACTTATGTTGGTTCGACATGGGGCAGAATTGTCGATATATTAATTGAAACTAAATGTATGAATCCAATTATTTTTATTGATGAATTAGATAAAATAAGCAAAACTGAGCACGGTAAAGAAATAATTGGTATATTAACACATTTAATTGATCAAACTCAAAATGATTCTTTTCAAGATAAATATTTTAGTGGCATTGATTTAGATTTATCTAAAGCGTTATTTATTTTCTCTTATAATGATGTTAATTCTATCGATAGAATTTTATTAGACAGAATTCATAGAATTAAATTCAAACATTTATCATTAGAAGAAAAACTTGTTATTACCAATAATTTTATTTTACCCGAAATTTATAAAAAACTTGGTTTTGAAAATATTATTAATATTGATGATAATATTATTGAATATATAATTAATACTTATACCAATGAACCCGGAGTTCGTAAATTAAAAGAAATATTATTTGAAATATTAGGCGAAATTAATTTATCATTATTAACTCCTACCGATATAAACCATACATTTCCTATAAATATTACTATTGATGACCTCAGATTTAAATATTTAAAAGACCGTCCAGAACATAAAATTAAAAAAATTAACAATGAACATTCTGTAGGAATAATCAATGGTTTATGGGCTAATAGCGTCGGACAAGGCGGATTACTTCCTATTGAGGTTAGATTTCATCCAGCATCTAATTTTTTAGATTTAAAATTAACCGGAATGCAAGGAGATGTCATGAAAGAAAGCATGAATGTTGCAAAAACTTTAGCTTGGTCCCTTTTGGACGATAATACAAAAGAAACACATTTAAAAGAATTTGAAAAAATTAAAAATCATGGTATACATGTTCATGTACCAGAAGGTGCTACTCCAAAAGACGGACCATCCGGTGGTACCGCTATAACTGTTGTTATTTATAGTTTATTATCTAATAAAAAAATAAATAAAGATTTTGCCATTACTGGAGAAATTAATTTACAAGGACACGTTACTGCAATTGGTGGTCTAGATTTAAAAATATTAGGTGGAATAAAATCTGGTGCAACTAAATTTATTTATCCAAAAGAAAACGATAAAGATTATAAAGAATTTTACGATAATTTAAAAAATAAACATCTGTTAAATAATATTGAATTCTTTTCTGTTGAAACTATACATGAAGTTTTAAAGTTAATATTTATATAATATAATATTTATACAATATTTATATAATATTAATATAATATAATATTATATAATGAAAGATTTATTAGCTTATTTAGTAGGTATTTTTTCAGTTTTAATAATTATATATAGAATTTTTTTTCTAATGATTCCAATGATAAAGACAAGTATAATAAAAAATGATATACCTCAAATATTTAGAGCATTATCTTTACTTGTATAATATAAATTCATATTATACATATAATTTATATAATTTATATTATATATATAATCTATATAATCTATATAATGGCCGGTATAAACACTACAATATTTAATATTACTGAATTAATTATTTCATTATATCCTGCTTTTATTATATTCTTTTTAATAATTGTTTCATTATTTAATTATACAATAATTAAAGGAATTATTTATTTTAGTGGTATTGCTTTATGTCATATTGTATGGGTTTTATTAGCCCGATTATTTCCTAATAATGAAAGAAACCCTAATGCACCTATTACATGCGATCTTATCAATTTTCCTAGTTTAAATTATGATAAACCCAATCGCCCTGCAATGATTACATGTTTTACTCTAATATATTTATTATTACCAATGTTTAATAACAGAAAATTATTATTCAATCCAGTTATTATTATTGTATTATCATTACTTACACTCGGAAATATATTTTATCAATATAACAATGAATGTTCCACTTTTCTTGGAATCTTGTTTGGTTCTATGTTAGGTGCTACATTTGGATTTTTATGGTTTTTAGTTTTTTGGTCTGCTGGAAAAAAAGATTTATTATTCTATAATGAATTAGCTTCTAATAATGTTGTCTGTAATAAACCCTCTAAACAAACATTTAAATGTAGTGTATATAAAAATGGTGAAATTATTTCAAGTAATATTGTGTAAAATATTATACTAATATATATTTCATACTATCACTCTATTGCATATTTTATTTCATTTAAATTATTTGCAAACTTTTTTAAAAAAATCTTTCTATTCATACTGTTTGCCATTAATCGCATATTATGATATTGTATTGAATATATTCTAAAAAAATTATTTATTATACTACCTAAATTTTCATTTAGATACATATCCTTTATTTCTTCTATTGTATAATTTTTTTTATGTAATTTAATATTAACTATGTTATGCATTTGTCTTAAAAATTCTATAAAATGTTCTTTTGTTTTTATATTTCCTATATATGCACGTTTTAAAATATGATTTGATGCATGTTCCATACAAATCGGACACGGCAAATTATTACATGTTGAAATCACAATATTTATTAATTTATCTTTTACTTCACTAAATTTATCTTCTTTAACACGGGCCGCTAAATTATGAAATAATGACCATGTTATATTTCCCCACTCTTTATTTGACATATATTAATATATAATAATTTTATTTTTGAATTATTATATAAAGATTTATAAATATTTATATATATGAATTATATTATTGAAAATAATATAAATTTTTATGACCAACTAAATATTGCTTTAAATAATACTGATAATACTGATAATACTGATAATACTGATAATACTGATAATACTGATAATACTGATAATACTGATAATACTGATAATACTGATAATACTGATAATACTGATAATACTGATAATACTGATAATATATGTTTATTAACACATGAACCTCTTGAAAAAAATTATATCACATTAGATTGCTCACATAAATTTAACTATATTCCATTATATAATGAAATCTGTAAACAAAAAATTCAAAATTATTTAGAAACCACATATGTTTCATTATATCAAATGAAATGCCCATATTGTAGAACTATAACAAATAAATTATTACCATATATTGTCCATAAAGATGTTGTTAAAAAAACTGGAGTTAATCATCCACAAAAATATTGTATATGTTTACATACATGTACATGGCAAGTTAAATCTGGTAAAAATAAAAATGAAATTTGCAACAAACCAGCATATGAATCAGAACATGGTATATATTGTTCTACACATCAAAATCTATCTAATAAACAACAACAAAAAACTAAAAAATTATATTCTATTCAGCAAAATTGGTCAGAAACTCATTCGAAAGTTAATAAAAAATATAATATCAAAGAATTAAAACAATTAATTACCGACATGAACAACAATAATACTTCTAAATATAGAATTATAATCGGTGGAACTAAAAAAGAACTGGTTGCTAGAACTCTCGCATATAAATTAATTGATCTAAATAAACTTTGAAACACACTTTACATCTTTAAATGTCCAAAGGTGTAAAAAGTGTCATCAAAAAACTAATCGAAATATAATATAAATATAATATAAATATTATTTAATTATATTATAAATATTATTTAATTATATTATAATAATGACTACTAAAGAAGTCCTTGTCCAAAAAATAAAAGAATGGATTACTTATGATGACGAAATTAAAACGCTGCAAAAGCAAATTAAAGAACATCGTCTCAATAAAAAAACACTAACCGATAATTTATTAGATATAATGAAAACCAATGAAATTGATTGTTTTGATATTAATAATGGAAAGCTCCTCTTTTGCAAAAATAAAGTTAAACAACCCATTAATAAAAAAACATTATTATCGTCATTAGAAAAATATTTTGAAAATACACCTTCTATTAATCCCGAAAAAGTAAGCGAATTTATTTTAGAAAATAGAGAGATTAAATTAACCGAAGCTATCAAAAGAAAATAAAATTGAAAAATATTTTAATATAAAAAATATTTTATATTATAATCTACTTTAATCATGGCTTCTATTGAATCAAATTGTGTTGATGCTATTCTTCCTCGCAATTCTCGCCAGGGATTAAAAATCACAATGCTCGATACTATTGACTTTTTAGAGAAAAAAACAGAGATTATCACCGTGCTAATCGATAATTTGACCGCTTCTGACTCCAAACATAAATATATATTTCTTGATATTTTTCTTGATGAAAATACTGATAATGTTGGTAAAAAATTTTATTTATGTATATTTTTGGCAATACCAAGACTTAATCTCAAAATTCTTACTACTACAATTAATATTTATAATGATATACATAAAAGTAATATAAATTTTTGTAAATTATATGTTGGATTAGATGAAGAAGATAGAACAGAGCAACCAGATTGTAGCTTTAATGAGTCGGGAGGCGATATTAAAGATAAATATCATATTGATATTTTATTTAACAAATCAGTTTCCGACAGTGAAATAGCCTTCATCAATCGAGATGGTATTCCGATGCCGTATGCTTCCGAACCCATTAATATTAGTGATTTATGTTAACTCAATAATTTACAATATTAATTTTATTAAATATTTTTTATTAAATATTTAATAACTTATAATACTATACTATAATGAATCCAACTAAAATTAATAGACAAAAATTTATAGAAAAATTACAACAAAAATCTATACACCATAATCTCAATAGACAAAATATTAATAATGATAATCATAAAGATAAAGATAAAGATAAAGATAAAGATAAAGAACATGATAATATATCAAAAAAATATGAATTAAGTGATGAAATATTAGCACGTTTACCAGATATACATCAATATAATACAAATACAAATAATAATTGTAAAAATTATGTATATAAAATTAAAGATATAATTAATGATGATAAAATACTAAATTTTACATCTGATAAATTAGTACATATTTGTATATATAAAATATTTTGTCAAGAAAAAACCGAACCATTTATTTTATATTTATTAAATAAAAATACTAATAATATATTATATTTTCCACATTTTATTGCATCTAATAATATATTGAAATTAGCAGAAAAATATATAAATGATATATTTAATGAATGGAAAATTGTCCCAAAATTTAAAGGTTATGTCGATAATAATGATATTTATTTATTTTATGAAATAGATTATAATTATACTATAGAGAAATTAACATATAAAGATGTATGGTGGTGGACATCAATATTTGAAATAATTAATATTAAAACAGTTTTAAATTTTAATATTCATCAAACTGTATATAAAATTTTAAAAAAAAATCCTTTATTGTTATCATTGTTTGATTTAGATAATAAGATAATAAATCGTCCAATAATAGGTTATTTTGGTGGATATTATACATATATTTCTTTTATTGCCGCATTTGGTTTACGTAAAGTATCTCCTGAAGCTTATTTAGGACCATATTATTATTTATCACCATATAATGCTGCTGGTAGATATGCTATTTGGAATTTTATAAGAAAACCTGAAACTATTGATGATAAATTAATTACCGTAGATGATTATGGTCGCTATAAAATTGGCGGTATTGTACGATTTATTGTATTTACTAATAAAATGAAATATTTATTAAATCGCGATACTGATCCAGATGATGATTCTGATATATCCGTTGATTTAGCTAAAAAAGTTCCGTTTATAAAATCTACTATGAAAATACGAGATGTTGCAAGTAAATGGGCAGATAATTATAATAGTGTTTATGTTGGATCTATAAAAATTAAAAGTGAAAAATATGATGATCGCACATTAAAAATAGAATTCGCAGTACGAGATTTTAATCAACAAATACCTATATCATATCATTATGTTAATACTAATCAATTCGGAAAAATAGTAGACCCTATTAAACTTCGTGTTTTACCATATAATTATAAAGATTATAATATTATATAAATTAAAAATTTATAGCTTTATATAAATTAAAAATTTATAGCTTTATTACAATAATATTCATTATCATATAATAACATAACACCCCCTTGTGGATAAATACTTTTATCATATTTACAATTTTCTATTTCACCTAATACTCCAGCATGTGATGCTATCAAAATATTAAGATTTGAACTTTTATAAACTTCAATCAAATTGTCTATAAACATATTTATTCTCATTTTTATATCCATATTTGTTTCAGGACATTTAATCGTATTTACTGTGATAAATGACGCATAATCTGGATTCGCTAATAAAAATTGTTTATCTGTATCTTTCAATTCTATTTTATGATTATCTTTTAGATAACAATTATCTTGCATTGTTTCATATAATGAATATTCTATGTTCACCTTTTCTTGTAAATTATTTTCTAAACAATATGGCATTAGCGTCTGTAATACTCTTAAAAATGGTGATGAATATATTACATCTATTTTTTCTTTATTTAAAATATCTTTTAATTTTACCGAGTTTTTTAAGCCGGTTGGTGTTAAACTCGTATAAAAAGCAGGAGGTTCAAATCGTTCCTCGTGTCTTAATAAATAAATTTTCATAAATTATATATTATATATTATATTTAATTTTTAAATTAAGATATAAATTTTTATAAAATTGAAATAAAACTAATTTATAATATAATTAAGTATTAGATAAATGGAGAATCGTATCGCAAAAAAAGTAGATATACACATATCCGAATTTAAAAATAATATTAAAGAATGGTTTGATAAAAATGAATCTAATATCTCTGGTAGATCTTCTCAAAGCGATTTTCTTAAATTTATATTTGATTATAATAGTGTATTATTATCAAAAGAAGATTTTCAAAAACGAAAACGTGTAAAAAATACTATTCCAAATCAAATTCGTTGTTGTGCAAAACGTGCTAATGGAGAACAATGTACTCGCAGAAAAAAAGATGATAATGATTTTTGTGGAACTCATTGTAAAGGTATTCCATATGGAAAAGTTCAAGAAAATATAAATACTGATTCTATATTAAAACAAAAAAAAATTTGGATCCAAGATATTAAAGGAATTAATTATTATATCGATGCTGATTTCAATGTTTATAACAATACAGATGTATTATCTAATAAAGTAAATCCTGAAATTATTACTCAATATACTAAAGATAGTGTTACTAATACATACCATATTCCTGAATACGGTATTTAATATAAGTAATATTATACTAATTTATAATATTATAAATTTATATGGACTATTTAGAAATTGAAAAAATACCGAATAATGACAATCATAATGATAATTATAATGATAATTATAATGATAATGATAACAACATTGATAAAGATAATGATAATGATAAACTAGCCCTATATTTTTTAAATACTTGCGGTATTGTATCAAAAAATATTAAAGATTTAGATGGTATCACTATATTAAGAGATTTATTATTAAATGACTCTATATACTGTAAATTAAAACCTGATATTCCAAAATTAAAAACAATATTAAATTCTACTGCTTTCACTTCTGTACATAAAAACGCTGATATTGCACAGAAATGGCCCCTTATTAATCTAATTCGCCAAATTTTACGCAAGTATAATTATATATTAATTCCTAAACGCATCTGTGATGGCTATACAAAAGATGGTAAAAAAAAATATAAACGATTATTTCAAATTTATAAAGATAAATATAGTTCATTATAATTCAGTAATTGAATTATTCAGTAATTGAATTATTCAGTAATTGAATTATTCAGTAATTTTACATTTTTTTATAAAATGTAAAATATATAACAGTAAGAATTAAATTCATCAATCCAAATAATCTACAATACCAATTATATGTTTTAAAATAAATTTGCATTTTTGCTCTATCTGTAATCATTTTATGACTAGCATAAAGATTTTTATAATCTGGTTCATAATCTGTCATTGCTAGCCATTTTACCTTTTGCGCATCATCACCAGCTTCTAATTTAATTGCATTCGCTAATTTTCCTGTGCAATGATAATTAACAGCAGTAGTTTCCATCCATCTTGTATCGGTATTTCTTGGATCATCAACATATCCTCTATAAATGATTTTTCCTTTATTTTTATCTAAAATATTATCTATTTCTTTACTTGCATTATCTGGGTCCATATTATTACATGCTTCTTGATTAATTTCATTGCGCAATGTTTGAGAAACTGTTTGTCCGGCTTCTACCATTCCACCCGGAATTGCCCATTCTTTTGTATCTTTTCGTTGAATTACAATCATTTCCAAACATGGCAACATATAATGTGTCGCTTTATAAACATCATTTTCTAATACTATTAAGTTTTCTTCTGGAATCGTTGTAAATAGATGTTTAATAAATGTATATGTTGCTTTTATAAAGGGGATCATTGTAATTTTTCTCCATCGTGTAAATATTGGATCTGCTGCTTGATTTGGTCCATTTTTTCCCAATAAACCTGGTCCCCACATTCCTGTCCTACCCATCGGATTTTTTGGCAAATTATTTTTATCAAATTTAATACCTGCTTCTTCTAACGTTTGTTTATACCCATTAATATATGTAATCCGGTTTTTTAAATCCTGATTCAAAATTTCTTCTTGATTTGAATCACATTCTGCATATCGTTTTGGATCATCCTTATCTAATTTTAAATTTATCTTAATATTATCATGCACATAATATTTTCGATCCAATTCATAATCATGTAATTCATTTTCCCATGGAGTTTTTTTATTTGTAAGTCTTAATTTTGAAACTGCATATAATGGATGTTGCAAACGACTTTTTAAATGTATTGTCTGCATTGATTTTTTGCTATTGTCAGTCATTATTTTATCATTATTTATAATATAAAATTTAATTTCAATTTATTTATATTTTTTATTAAAATAAAATTGACTATCTCTTAAATTATTTAAATAGTAATACTCTTAATTATATTAATGCTTCATTGTTGGAAAAAAATCATCGAATCTTTTAATATTACTGCGTCTTTCACCATTCAACAAATATTAAATATTATAGATTCAAATCGAGAAAAATTTAGAGATAATTTGGAAATCTATCCATCAAATGAAAATATCTTTAAATGTTTCAACTTTTGCGATATTTCCGAAGTCAAAGTCGTCATTATCGGACAAGACCCTTATCATGGACCTAATCAAGCTACCGGTCTATCATTCGCTGTTGAAAATGGAAGACCAATGCCACCATCTCTACGCAATATTAACAATGAACTACGTGCGGATATAGGCATCGAATTAGTAGATACATCATTAGAACATTGGGCAAAACAAGGTGTGCTTCTTTTAAATTCATCCCTTAGTGTTATCCAGGGAAAACCGGGATCTCAAATGCGATTATGGTGCTATTTTACTGATTATGTTATTTCGAAATTAAATGAACAAGAAAAACCTATTATATTTCTTGCATGGGGCGCATTTGCTCATACAAAATTAGGCGCAATAAATACCAAAAAACACAATGTACTTGTTAGTTCACATCCATCACCCCTTAGTTGTTATAAAAATTATAAACAATTTCCTGCATTTAAAGGTTCTAAGCCATTCTCCAAAATTAATCATCTACTTACCGAACAAGACAAACTACCTATCTATTGGTAATAATTAAATTATATTATAATATAAAAAAAAATTTATATTATAATATATTTTATGAGTATAGATAAAAAGCAACTTTTAAATTGGAATAATTCATTTAATTCCGATATTAATAATAAATTAATGCAAAATATTATTTCTGATAATGCTCTTCGTAATTTATCTACTAATAGGGAAACATCTCAAAAATATCAACCTCTGTTCTCCAATAAAGTTTCTCCTATAATTAAAGCAACTGACCAAAAATCATCTGGTAGATGTTGGTTATTTGCCGCATTAAATGTTATACGTCGACAGATTATAAAAAAATATAATATAAAAGATTTTGAATTTTCACAAAATTATCTTTTTTTTTGGGATAAACTTGAAAGATTTAATTACAATTTAGAATGTATTATTGAAACAAAAACAGAAAAACTTAATAGTAAAATTGTTCAACATATATTAGATGATCCAACATGTGATGGAGGACAATGGGAAATGGCAGTGAATTTAATTGAAAAATATGGACTCGTTCCTAAATCTGTATACAATGAAAGTTATCATAGTAGTAATTCTAGTGAAATTAATAGTGTTTTAACAAAATTATTTATAAAAAATGCTAAAATATTACGTGAAGCAGATGATTCCAATTTAAAACAATTAAAAAATGAAATGATGAAACATGTATATAATATTTTATGCAAATTTTTAGGAACACCACCTGATTTCTTTGATTGGCATTACCAAAAATCGGATGAAGAAAAATCCGATAAAGATAAATCTGATAAAGATAAATCTGATAAAGATAAATCCGATAAAGATAATTCCGATAATACAGATAAATCTGATAAAGATAAATCCGATAAAGATAATTCCGATAAAGATAATTCCGATAATACAGATAAATCTATTATTACTATTAAAAATCTTACTCCATTATTATTTTATAAAGAATATGTTGATTTTAATTGTCATGATTATGTATGTTTAATTAATGACCCAAGAAAAGAACATAAATATAATTCTATATATACAGTTAAATTTTTAGGAAATGTATTTGAAGGTCGTCCAGTTAAATATTTAAATTTAGATATTAAAAATCTTAAAAATATTGTTTTACAAAATATTAAAAATAATACTCCTGTTTGGTTTGGTTGTGATGTTGACCAACAATTCCATGCTAAATCATGTGCAATGGATTTTAATTTAACAAATAAACTTGAATTATTTAATATAGATTTTTCTTTATCAAAAGAAGATAGATTAAACTATAAAGATTCATTAATGACACACGCGATGGTTATTACTGGTGCTAATATTGAAAAAAATGTATCTAGTATTAGTAATAATGAAAATGAAAATGTAAATATTTGGCAAATTGAAAATTCTTGGTCTGATAAAGGACCTACCCAAGGATATTATACAATGACCGATAAATGGTTTGATGAATATGTATTTGAAATTGTTGTTCATAAAAAATATTTAACTGAAGAGCAAAATAAATTATATAATACATCTGTTAAAAATCATATTACATTAGAACCATGGGACCCAATGGGTAGTCTAGCCTAGAATATTTTCATATTTTCATATTTTCAATTTCTTCATCTAACATTTTATCTAGTAAATCAGATATTATATTTTTTATTTCTACATTTAATAGATTTTTATATTTATTATAATATTCTATTAATTTATTACAATTACCTGTATGAAATGCTATATCCGCAATTTCTAATATTTCTTCTTCATATTTCAACATAATAATAAAATTGATTTTATTATTATTTAAATAATAATAATTAATAATTCAATTTTATTATGAGCGAAAACAAATCTATTCAACTAGGATTATGTTGTATGAATACTATTTTACGAGCACAAAAACCACCTATATTCCCTTCTAGATCTGTTATCTTAAAAACTATCACTGAAAAAGGCATCGATAATCTTAAAGAAAAAATCTTACAAAATCTAAAAGATACATTATTAATGATGGATTGGAATGAAAAAAATGGGATTAAAGTTTTTAGATTAAGCAGTGATTTATTTCCGCATAAATCTAACCCTAAAGCTCCTGACTACGATTTCGAATTTGCAAAAGAACTTCTTATTAAAATTGGTGAAAAATCACGCCATCTCAATCAACGTATTACATTTCATCCTGGACAATATAATGTTATTGGAACACCAAATTCTGAATCATTCGAAAAAACCATTTTAGATCTACAATATCATGCTGATGTTTTAGACTTAATGGGATTACATCAAGATTCAGTTATTGTTATTCATGGTGGCGGTATTTATGGGGATTTGGAAGCTACTAAAGAACGATGGTGCAAACAATATTATATGCTACCAGAAAATGTACAACGACGACTTGTTCTTGAAAATTGTGAAAAATGCTTCTCTATTATCGATTGTCTTGATGTTTCAAAAAAAATTAATATTCCGGTTGTATTTGATACACATCATTATCATTGCTATAAAATCTTACATCCAGATAAAGAATTCATGGAACCAGACTATTATATTCCTGCGATTCTTGAAACTTGGAAAAAACGTGATATTAAACCTAAATTTCATGTTTCAGAACAAGGTTCCGGCCGATGTGGTCATCACAGCGATTTTATTGAAGTTATTCCCGAATATTTATTAAATATTCACGAAAAATATAATGTAAATATTGATATCATGATTGAAGCCAAAATGAAAGAACAATCCATTTTTAAACTTTATGAAAAATATCCATTTCTAAATTGTAAAAATATTGATACAAAAAAATTACTTGATTATGCACCACCCTTTGATTGGGTTAAAAAACATAGTTTTGATTGTCTTTGTTGTAATCCTCCACAAAATCCTAAAGATAAAAAAGATAAAAAAACCCCTAAATTAAAAATTTTAAACACTATTACTGATTAAAATTAATTAATATTTCTAATATTCTGAATTAACTACTAATCTATTCTTATGTTCAATATAATTTTCTATTGTTAATTTATTATAGAATGATCCATTAAAAAATAATATTAAATTTATATACATTAGTAAATAAGGATTATATTTTACTAAATAATTACTAGTATATGCAATATATGATAATGTTGGACAATATATTGTTAATGGATAACGAATATAATTATAAATATATGAGGTTATTATTTTTTGTTTTATATGACATAATTTTTTATGTTTAACTAATGATAATGTTAAATATTCAATACATCCAGGTAATCCACATGATGATAACCACGCCAAACGAATTATATTACAATTTCCTATAAAAAATGTTGGTATCACACCAAATCCTATAAATAAAATATGATGAAAATAATCCATAAATCTTATATCATGACCTATACAAAAATGATATATATGCAAAAACAATACAAAATTTGTATCTATTCGTGTGTCTAGCATACGAATATTTTGTAATGGATTCATAAAAAGGGCAACAACATCATTCCATATTATTAATACTATAACGGCATTAATTGTCGAATGTAATTGAAACCACCTACTATGATTACCAAATATTTTACATAATAAAAAATCTATACTTGGTATTAAAACTATTGGTATAGTGATATCTTTATATACACTATTCATAATATAATAATAATATAATAATAATATTTTATATTTTTACTATATTTACTATATTTATTTATTATAACATTAGAGAAATTATTATACAACAAATACTTATTATACACATTATATTTCTAATATAATCTCTTAATTTATAACAACACTTGATTTCTTTATTTTCTATTACAATATCACTGTTTGGATACATTGTATTCTCTCTATTAATATCAATCCATATACAAGACCGAGTTTTTTTCATTGGAGATATACGTTTATTTATTTGCATAGCACTCGTATCCGAGATACTCGACCAAGATGATGGACATCTTAATTCATGGTCAATAGTTTGAACTTTTTTATACCGTTCCATCATACATTCATATGAACATTGTATTGTATCACATGCACTATATACTGGAGTACCTGGTGTTAAAACTATATTGCAGTGATAACATCTTTTGACAATTTCCATTAGCAAACTTCAATATTGGAATATTGGAATACTTTTATATTTAAAATATTTATTTTATTTTCAATTTTTTAAAGGGTAAAGGGGTAAAACCCTATTTAGAATCCCAAATAAACTTTAAAAAAGTTTAATCAAATAAACTTTTATATATCATTATTTTGTAAAATAATAATTTAAATTTAATTTATTATAATTAATTATAATGGATACATATAAAATCGCATTATTAATACCAACAACTTGTAAAGGACGTGATGGTTGGGCTACAATAAAAGACACTTATTTATATAATTTAACATTAAAAACGTTTTTATTAACACAAAGTAAAGAACATGAATATATATTCTATATTGGAATTGATGCCGATGATCGTATATTTTCAAAACAATCTTCAAAAGAAGAAATTATTAAATTTAAAAAAGTTTTCAAAAACGTTGATTTTCAATTCATTCATATGGATAATATAAAAAAAGGTCATTTAACCAAAATGTGGAATATTTTATTTAAAAAAGCATACGATGAAGGATGCCAATATTTCTTTCAATGTGGTGATGATATTAATTTTAAAACTAAAAATTGGATTAATGATGGTATTAAAGTATTAAAATCGCATAATAATATTGGTATTAGTGGACCGATTAATAATAATCCACGGATATTAACTCAAGCAATGGTTTCCAGAAAACATATGGAAATCTTTGGCTGGTTTTTTCCTGAACAGATAATTAATTGGTGTTGTGACGATTGGTATAATTGGGTCTATCAACCTACATATTTTTATCCTCTATGTAATCATTTCTGTAGTAATGATGGTGGATCACCTAGATATGATGTTAATAATAACAGTAATTTTAATGGACCTATGGGATTGAATTTTAAACGTAATATTGATAAATTACGAAATGATACCTTTAAATTAGCTCAAAATCATAAGAAAATTATTATGAATTTTCTAAATATAAGAGATCTAACTAATATGACATTTTCTTAAGAATAAGGAATAAACATTTATCCCTCTGGGGTGCAACTTTACCCCTTATTTATTCAAAATTTCAGTATGTTTACCATAATATGGTGGAAATAAATATTTTTTTGAAATTCTAAGTCTAACATCGTTTTGTCTTATTGCATTAAGATGAAAATATCGATGTTCACAATCATTTATATTATTATTTATCATATATGAAATCTGATATTTATTATATATATTTTGTATATTTTGCGTATTAAATAGAGAGATATCCATCGAGCTTCTATATCTACAATTAATAAACCGATCTGTTTTATATATACCAAATCCACCAAATGCCGATTGACATTCTATAAATTCATTTCGTTCATTTACCTTTTTTTTGAATTCTTTATTCATAATATTTATTAATTTTTTTGTATTATTTGAATGCCAACATGAATACTGAAAATCATCAATACATAATGCCCAAAAATCATAATAATTTTGATTATTAAAGAATAATGCATCCCATTCTTCTTTTTTATTTAATCCATTTATCAACGATTCTATATATATTGGTTTTGCAGATACATCATCCATATCAATCATAATAAAATAATCAAAATTCGAATACTTTTCATAAATTAAATCTAATATTTTATTTCTTGCTCTCTCTATGTTTACTGTTCTTGAATTTGTTATTGGATTTTTATTTATTATTATTTCTATATCAAATTTACTTTTGAGTTCACATAACTTTTTCAAAGAGAGATCTCGCGAAATATCAAATGATATTATTATTTTTGTTTCTTTGAAAAGCGTTTGAATCTTCGCTATATTTTC